CTTAAATCCGGACAATTGACTGTACGCAAGGAGCAGAACGGGCAACTTACTGTTCCAGAACAGTGCGTGCTGCCCGAGCTTTACAATTATTTGCGTGTCCAGAAATTTCACAAATATGAAAAGCGTGACCAATGCGTTGATCATATGATGAAACTGGCTCGTAAGTATTGGCAGGAGAATAAGATCGAATTCTCCAAGATCTCGGACAAACAGGCAAATCTCATGTTCGCGACTGTTCAAAAAGTCGTTGACGAGACTGATACCGGATTTTTGCTGGCTCATGAATCTCAGGCTCTTGAAAGGAGCCGGCTCATTGTGAGTGTTAGGGAAAGGCTCGAGAAAGCTGGACTCAGACGCTCTAACATGAGCCATTTTTAGACTTCCCCTCCCTGCGTGGCTTCAATGTGCGATTGCAAGCCACGCTAGAATCGGTGTGCCAACGTGGAGTTGCATTAGAGAAAACTGCAGATTGGAAAAACTGCTTGGTTGACCCGTCACGTGCTGACAAATTTTGTGTTGAGAAAAAGTATCCTGTACTTTTTCCTGATCCCACCTATGAAAAGCCCGAAAATTTCATTATGACTAATTGTAGCCACAATGATGTTGTTGGCCTTACTAATAGGTACTTCAAAGAGGCTAAAAACACTTTTGTCGCCAATGTTTCCTTGATTGAAAACATTCTTGACGAGTTGGTTTCTCTATTGCGTCCCCACTTCAACGGACCGATATCCCTGTCTAAGTTCTTAGAGGATAAGAAGGGCCGCATGGCTGGACGTTATCATTCTGCAGCACTTGATGTGCATAGAAATGGTTTCGATGCAGTCAAACACTCTAGGGTGTCCGCTTTCATCAAAAATGAGCTTTATGGTGAGATGAAGCCTCCCCGTATGATCATGGGTAGAGATCCTCGCTATAATTTGCTTTATGGCTGTTATACAACACCTTTGGAACATGCCATGACACAGCTGCCTCAGATTTCTAAAGGAAGAAATTTCTTGGAACGTGGCAAGCAATTTTTTGACTGTGTGTTTGGAAGCTGGATACTTGAGGGTGATTTCAGTAAATATGAATCAACACAACGCTATGAGTTGCTCCGTTTGGTTGAGCTTGGCATTTGGAACCGTCTCCTGGATGAACATCATTTCAGAGTCGTCTGGAAATTGTTTCAGATTAAGATGGTTAAGCGTGGACACACGACCAATGGAACCAAGTTCTATTTCGAGCAATGCCGTGGTAGTGGCGATATGGATACTGGGCTTTTCAATTCTTTATTAACTTGGGTCAGCTGTCGGTACTTTGAAATTG